TAATTCATTTGGAGTTTCGTTTTTGATCCAAAGTTGACCATAACCAACTGTATCTGCATTTGCATTAGATTGTTCTTTGAGGGATTGTGTTCCTTCTATTGTTAGTTTTTGGTTTGGGGTGGCTGTACCAATCCCGACGTTGCCATTTCCTAAAATCGACATTAACCGTGTGACATAATTTTCAAAACCAAAGGCTGTTTGATTATCATTTATACTTCCAGATCCAGCATTATTTCTGCTTCTAAATAAGATTACTGGACTAGCAGTTCCTGTGTCGCCAGCTAAAGCATTAAACAATAAACCAAAAGTTAAGCCGACACCTTTTCCAGAAAAAGTTGGGGCAAATTCGGTAGTTCCACTAGCACCATTTACCAACCGTAAATATCCGACACCTTTTGTTAATTCAAATCCACTATTTATAGCGTCTACACCGCTAATATCAATGTTGAGTTTGTTGTTTGGACTCGTTGTACCAATCCCCAATCTATTATTAACCTCATCATATGCAGAAGTTCCAAAAAGGATTTTACCTTTTGTTGCATCACTCGTAGATTGTAATGTTAAATCTTCTCCTGAAGCAGTACCTCCGATCAATGTCTGACCACCTGCTCTGCCCAATAAGAGTGCATAAATACCCTCGTCAACAACACTTAAAGGATCTCCAACTGTTCCTATTCCAGTTAGTGTAGCATCTGTTGAAACACTACTTAAATAATTACCAGTAGGACTTTGTGCTTCTGGTAACGCACTAAGAAAATCATCAGAACTGATCTTCCTCATAAATTCTCCTTCGCCAGAAATTGGCAAATCAACTAAATTTTCTATTATGGATATTTCTTCTGGTGAAAGAATATCTCCTTTTGATATATTTGACATATATTATTTTTCTATTAAAGAAACATTATATTTTTTTATTTGAAGTTTTGCTAACTTCTTATCTTGTTCTAAATTTGCTTCTCTAAATAAGAAGTCTTTTTCTTTTACATCTAGTTTTTCAAGTCTTTCTGCTAAATCTGTTTCTTTTAAGATAACTGAAGTCTCTCTGTTATCTATAGAAGCTTTAAGAATATCTAATTCATTAGCCTTTAAATGGGTATTTGTTTTTAGAGTTTCAACCTCAACTTTGTTATCATTTAATCTTTGTGAAACTTCTTTTAATCTTTCCTCTTCTAATATATTTTTATCTTCTTTTTCTTTAAAATCAGACTCATTCTTTTCAATATCTGTTTCTCTATCTTTTAGTTTGTTTTCTCTAGCTTTAATAGATTCATCAAATACGGATAGTCTTTCAGATTCTTTGCTATTCTTTGTTTCAATATTAATGTTATTGTCATGCAATTCGTTTGTTTCTATTTCTAATTTATTTATACTTTCTTTTTGTAACACAATAGAGTTTCCAATTGTTTCAAAATAAGTTTCTTTTTCTGCTATCTCATTTTCCAGATCAGTTAACTCTTTTTCTTTCACTTCAATGTTTTTATTGATTGCATCTAAGATGTCTTGTGATAGAACCTTTTCAGTTTTTAAATTAGTTAGTTTATCATCTTCTTTTTTAACTAAATCTTCTATTTTAACTTGATTCTCTTTTAAATGATTAATGTTTTTTTCAAAAAGGCTAATCTTTATTTTTGAATCATCTATTTGAGACTTTATTTCTTCCTTTAAAGAAGAAAGTTCAAGATCTTTCTGACCAACCCTTTTGTTAAGGAATTGCAATCTTTCTTCTTGTCTATCTGTTTCTTGTTTAATAATTATCTTATTCATAATTTTATTAAAGATTAGTTCATAATTCTATACTTAATATATCCACTAACTTGCACGTTTGACCCTAAGTTCATTATAAAAGCTTCTTCATTCTTACAAGTATAAATTCCGTCTTGCCATTCTGATGGATTCTCTTGTACGAATCCTTGTTTTGCATCAAAAGCATATGTTCCAGTTAATGCGGTTGTTCCAGTTTTAAATGCTATATCAACAGCACTTTCTGGAATTATATCAATATGATCAACAACAAGAAAACCTTTTAATGGTGCAGCGATTAAAACTTTATCACCTGATGTAGCTTCGTCAATTGCCACGCTGTATTGTTTGTTATTAAATGCCATAAATCTAATTGATGTTTCTAACTCTACACCCTATTTCAAAGGTGTAGTATAGAAACATCATTAATATTAAACTAATAATGTTTTTGGAAGTCTAACTTCCCATTTCAGTAGCCCAGTAATAGAAACTAGGTGTAGCACCAGAAGCACCAGCAATAGCTAAGTCAAAGTAAGTTGTAGCAATTGCCTTTACATAATAACCTGATGTTGCTGCATCAGCACTTTGTGCAGCTGCTTCATTAGCGGGAGTAAGTATTACAACAGGAGCTATAGCGTAAGCTTCATGGAATGTTATTCTAATTACTGACTCGTCAGTAGTTGAAGTACCAGTTGTTGTAATAATTCCGTTTGTATCAGTTGAACCAGCTGTTATAGCTGCCGCTGTGATACCATTTTGAGCAGTTACAGCAATCGCTGGAGCAGTATTTTGGTTAAATGATAGATGTCCATTTCTTTTTACAGAAAATACCTCAACATCAGTATCATTAACTGAAATATAAGCACCAGTTGTTGTAGTTCCACCAGTTGCATTGATTTGTAACACTGTACCAGTAGTTAACCCTGTTGCATTAAATACAACTAAGTCTCCAGTAGTAGCAGAGTTAGCAGTCATATTGATCACACCATCTGTTCCTGCGTAAATACCTGTTGTTAGTACTTCTACACCAGAACCTGCTGTACCGGCACCTAAAGTAGCTGAAATAACAGCTCCACCTGAGGCTAGGTTTGCACCTCCTCCAGTTGCTAATATTACATTTCCAGTTGTTTGACCAGTAGCAGACAAAGCTACAATGTTTCCAGTTGTTGCAGAGTTTGCTGTGATTCCTAATAAACCAACAGTTCCAGTATAAACACCAGAAGATACAAGTTTAATACCAAAACCATCTGTTGCAGCCCCCATTGCTAGGTTTAAAACTCCACCAGATGAAGTGATATTTGCACCACCTCCAGTTAATTCAGAACAGAAACCATTAGTTAAACTTGTTCCTGAAATTCTTAATAATCCAGTTGATGTTGTAGCAGAGTTTGCAACAATGCTTAACACATCACCAGTTGTTATAATTGTCCCAGAAGAAGTTAAAGATACAGCTGTACCAGTAGTTAAAGCATCGTTTACAACTGTAAGTGAACCTGTTGAGGTTGCACCAGAAGCAGTAATTGTTACAGCAGTTGCTGTTGTAGCATGTGCATGTGTAACGCTGATTGCATCTCCTGTTGATTGAGCATCAAATGAAATTTCAAGACCATTTACGGAATCAGTAAGTGTTCCTGCTGTTTGTGTTGATACTGTTTCAAGTTTTAGAAGTGAACCAGCAGATGTCATTGTTCCACCAGCACCAGTTGTAACCATTGTCCTTTTAATTGAAAGGTCATCATAATCATGTGCTACTGTTCCTGATGTTTTTGTATATGTGTGAGACAATTCATAATTTGTTCTCGCACCAGTCATATCACCAATAGTCGCACCTGAAACTGTATGATTAATATCAAGAAATTGAGCAGATGTTAAAGCAGTTGAAGTTGATGCCATACTAATACCTTGTCCAGTTGTTACTCCGTCTAAAGAGAATGTCAATGCTTTACCTGTTGTAAGAGCATCAGCTGTAATATCTACTGCAATACCAGTTGTTAAACCAGATGGCAAAATAGATACAAAGTAATTACCAGTATAAACACCAGAACCTTGTATTGAAACAACAGCAGCAGTTGTAGCTGTGTCGTTTATTACTGTTAAAGTTGTTGCGTTATCAGCGTCTGTAATAGTTACAGATCCATCTGACAAAACAATATCTCCGGCAGAAATTGTAAATACGTCGTTTCCAGCTGAACCAGCCATTGCAATTGTTCCATCTTCTCCGATTGTAAATACATTCGCACTACCTGTTACATCTCTACAAGTCATATAAAAGCCACCATTTAATGTGCCTTCTGTTAATTGAAGTTGAAGTAATGAACCAGTAGTTAAAGATGTTGAACGAATTACCGCTACACCAGCACTATTTGCGTCAGCACCAAATGTTGTTGCTGTGTTGTTTGTTACAACAGAGCCTGCAACTGTGTTAGAAGCACTTAAAGCACTTAGAACACCTGTTACTGCACAAGTACCACTCATAGTTACACCTTCCCCTGCGTCTGTTGTTACAATAGCTAAGATACCTGCTTTTCCTGCTGCATCAAATGATAAAGCGGAAGCATTGTTATCTGCTAAATCCCAATCTACTGCAGTTGCTGTTGAAGTAATATCTCCACCCGGTACAATTCCTACAAAAGTAGCAGCACCAGCTTTAGTTATTGTCCAAGTATCTGATGTACCTGAAATATCAGCACCACTACCAGAATTTTGAATTTTAATAACATCGCCAGAACCTGCACCAGAGTTTGTAATAGTAACAACATCAGTTGCACTACCACTTGAACCAGCAATTGTCCATCCACTAGAAGCTATACCAAAGATTTTATCTGCATTGTATATAGTTTCCCATGTTGGTGTTGTTCCAGTTCCTCCTGAAGCTCCAAGAATTGTAGTTGAACCCTGTGAAGAATAAACAATGTTGTTTGAACTATCAATATATAATCCGTTTGAATCTGAATCAATTGGATTAGCTGATTGCTCTACATCAAATCTTAAAATACCACCTTTTAGGTTAATATTTTTAGGACTTGAAAAACTTTTTCCGTTAATTGTTGCCATAATAATCTGTGTGGTTGTATAGAGTATTGATTTTGGCTAAATCTCACCCACTATAGCCACAAATTAGGTGTAGTATAGGTGAAGTATATGTGAACACTTCACCTAATTACACAAATTAATAAAAACTAAACACTAACTGAATCTCCTGCTGACCAAACAAACACACGAGTTACATCATTGTAACCTTGTGTAAACATTGTATGGAAACCAAATTGGATTTCACGAGTTTTGAAAACAACATTGATAGGATCAACATTATTTGCTTCTGATTCAATATGTTGGAATCCGTATTCGCCATCGTTACCTAACGCTTTACTTGAGTCAAACATTCCCCATGCTTCATCAGTTGTTAGATATTCAAGAGCAACAATTTTAAATGTCATAACACCTGAGCCATCGTTATCGTTTGATTCTGGTATTTTTCCATTTTCAATTGCTTTTTTAATTTCTAAAGCTTTAAAGTAAACAGAAGAGCCAAATTTACATACTAATGTATCTAATCTAGCTGCCATTGGGTTTCCCCTACCGTCAACCATTAAACTAGCTGTTCTATGTGCTGCTTTAACTCCAGCGTAATCAAAAGGTAAAGAATAAGTAGTACCATCATAAATAACATTATTCATGTTTGTACCTCCATCTTCACGAGGATGAGCCGCTGACCATGGTTCTACAGAATCTCCACCAAGCAATGAAATAGTTTTATTTCCATTTACTCCGTCTTTATGAATATAACTTGTTTCAAAACCATTAGTTAATCTTTCTGCTGATAGTTTATCTTTCTTTCTATTTAATGTTGCCAATCCCATTTGCACAAAGCTAGTAAGTTTTCTAGGTGTAAATGCAAATTTACGAGTTTGATAAGACATAGGAGCAATCAAATCAATTGATTCCTGTGTATATGTTTGATCAAAACCTTGAATTGGAACATCCTCAACGATTTGAGCGTTCTCATTTGTAAATGAAGCTTCCTTTAAACCGGTAATTGAAGAATCTTTCTCAATCAATTCAGTTGTTGTTCTGACATTGTAATATTGAGTATATTCTGGTTTATTATCTGCTTCTTTTTTTACGATTGTTTGTATAGCACGATTTGTCAAATCTGAGAAATCTGCTAACAATGCTGGTGAACTTGCCATAATATTTTTTTAAATATATTTATTAAAATTAATAATAAAAATATTTTGTTAATTAAATTAATAAAATCTGAAAATTAAGCTGCACGATCATTTGATCTAACGAATACACCTACGATTTTCTTATCTGAAGCTGCTCCGAAAGTACGGAGTTGCATAATAATACCTGTATCATCTGATTGATCTGATCCACTGTTATTAACAGTACTTGCATCAGTTAAAGCCATTCTTTGTAAGTTATCATCTGCATCTGAGTTATTAGTTGTATCAAATACATATTCATCAGCGTCAACAATTTTTTGACATAATACTTCTGTATCTGCTGTTGTTGTAGCAACTGTTGTTACACCAGCTACAGATTCAATTGTTGAAGAAGATGTTGCCGCAACAACAACTGCATTTGAACGATCGTAATCTATGATAGATTTTGCTGCTAAAGCAACACTTGAGATAGCATATTTGATAGTACCTCTGTCACTTCCTTTTGTTCTTTCTACTGCCATGATATTTATATAAAATAAAAAAAACCCATTAAATGAGTTTTGATTACATCATTTAGTTAATTAATAATTAAGATAATAGTTCGTCCCATTCTGATTGATTACCATGAAACATCTTTTGAGTTTCAAGATTTCGTTTAGACATTGGAATTGACTTTTTTTTATTATCTTCTATCTTTGAACCTCCGCCTTTATGGGAAACACTTTTAATCTTTTGAATTTGAGCATTACGTTTGTTAACATTCATTCTAGGTTCTTTCGTTTCCGATTCTCCTAATTGGTTGTTAACATAGTTATGCACTTCTTTAAAGATTTCTTTTAATTGCTTTTTGTTTTTATCTTCCAAACTGTAGATCCCTGATCTAATTCTTTGATCAAATAGACCATATCTAACATCTTCTTCATCGTTTTCTTCTGAATATTCAGGGTTATTATCTAAAAAGTCTTCTAAAGTATCATTAACCATGTTTCCATAATTATGACTTTTCTTAATATAACCTTTCTTTTCAGCCATAACTTCAAATAGTGAACCGAATCTTTTAATTTCATCTTCAGAGTATTCATCTGTAATAGATTTATACTTATCAGGATCAATATTAGTTTCGTTACCATTTGATTTGATGCTTTCTTTGTTAAACATCTTTTGTCTTTCTGCTTCTCTGTTTTTCTTTCTTAAGAGTACAATTTGTTTACGCAAAGCCTTTTCACGAGGTGTTTCGCCCTCAACTGGTTTTGGTTCTTTTTCTTCTGATTTCAAAGAATCTTCTGTTTCAGTAGAAGGTTCTGAGTCCTCAATTACTTCTTCGTCTAAATCCTCATCTTCTGTTTCCTCTGAATCATCTTGATTAGATTCATTATCTTGATCTGTGCCTGTAAGGGCTTTAGGATCAAATATAATCGTATCTTTATCGTTTAATTCTTCTTCGGTATCTTTAATTGAATCTGGATCAATCCGTTGCTCTTGAGTTATTTTTACTTCTTTATTCATATAATTATTATTCCCTACAACACCTTTTTTTTACTGCTAAAGTGAAAAAGCAGGATAGGAAACTAAATTAAAAAAAACTCCAATTAAGGAGTTGTATACATCTAATAAACCTCGCAAAGCCAATAAATTAACTTTAATTTACTAGATGCATACACATCCCTAATAAATAGCTTTGCGAGGATTTTTATTCAATTGTAAATTATTTCTCTTCTAAAACCTTTTTTAGTTCTACCAAGATTAAATCGTTCTTTGTTAGTGATTTTTCTTTATCTTTTGTGTTAATTGTATCAGTGATAAATTCTGCTGTTGATTCGTTTAATTCAATATCTTTCAACACATCTTTTGAAACTTCATCTGATGGCTTTCCTGAATCATCAGTACCCCATAGATATTGCGTAGCTGTTCCACCTTCTTCATTAATTTTTCTAACTATTGTTCTGAAATTAATTTTTTTAATTTCTTCTTTGGAAAGTTCTAATTTTTTTAAGTCGTCCATAGAATTACTCAAACCAGCTATATCTCCTTTATATGAATTGGTTATTTCGTAAGCTCTTATTCTTTGTCCTATATTTAATTTAAATTTTTTCATATTTTATATTTTGTTAATTATAATTATTTTTTCTTTTTAGAAACTTTTGCTTTTTCTTTTACAGGTTTTACTTTTGGAATAACAAACTGATATAATTCCTCAAATGAATTAAAGTCATTTACTTGTGTTTGTTTACCTTCTTGTTTTATCGATAATGTTATTTGCATAATATTTTATTTAATTAATTATAATTGTTTTTTAAGCATAATGTTTCTGTCATAATTAAGATTCTTTGACCATAATTGAAGATAACGCTCAACATTAATTTCGTAGTTATCTATAATTGGTCTAGTACTTCTTAAATCTTCGTTGTGCTGTGTCCAATGTGATGGATCTGCGTTTGAAAAATCTTTTGGAACACTTAATGTTAATCTATTTCTTCTTGGGAAGTTTTCTTTTAATGTAAAACCATCAGCAGGATCAAAGTATTGTATAAACAACGCTTGTACGCTAGATGATAAAGATGCAGGAACAACAGTAAGAACACTTTCGTCTGTTTCTTCTTTAACCGGAGTTTCAACTTCTTTGTTTTTTTCTTCTAATGCTTTTAAAACTAAATCAAATTTGCTATTCATCTCAGCTTGAGATTCGTTAAATTGTTTCTCTAAACTTTTTATTGTAGTTGTCATATAATTAATATATAAACTAGTTTAATAATAAAGTCAAACAGTTATCCACAAGCTAGTTTTTAAATTTCTTTAAAATTTCTTGTGTTTCTTCTTCTGTTAATCCTTTCCTAACAACCTTGTCATGTCCAATCTCTAATTCATTGTAAATGCTTTCAGGTATTAGATCCCTTGTGATAAAAGCGATTGTGTCACCTTTCTTCAAGTCTTTGTTTGCTTTTACTTTAACAAGTCTTTCAATTCCTTTTACCTTTTCCTTTGGACCAACTTTAACTAAGCCGTCCTGTTCTTTCTCAGTAGCAAACATAAATAATAGAATGAATAAGTCATCTTTATTTATAACTGTCTTTGATTTATCTTTTAAGTTGTTAATTCTAACCTTTTTACAAGGTGTTACTGCTTTACTCCAATTGACTTCAAAAGTTAAGTTTTTGTTTATTTTTATTTTGTCGTATTTAGTTATCATAATTTACTTTTAATATCTATTAAAGCATCTGTCTTACCTTTTATTTTACCATACATTGCACCACTTAGATCAGAAGCAAAATAGTCTAAGTATTTAGCAACTTTGTTTCTGTCTTTTACATTTCGTTTTATAAAAGCATACTGATTTCTATAAGCTTCTAATTCTTGTGAATATCTAAAGTCTTCATTTTTGAAATATTCTTTCCACCATTCTTTCCAACCCATTTCATTTTGTTGTTTTACGTGTGTACTTTCATGCTCAAACAAATCGGCAGAAAGCTTGCCTTTGTCCACATATATTGTATCGTTAACAGTAAAAATTATACCTTTAAAAAAGTCAACTCCAAACATTTCAACTGCTTTAAGATAAACCTCTGCAGGAGGCATATCACTAGTTATTTTTATATCAATTTCTTTTTTAGTTATCATAAGATGATGTTGCAATATCTTCTAAGTTTTTAAGAATAATCTTTATATGCTTCTTTGCTCCCTCTGATTCAGCAGCAGACCACAATGTTTCAAACTCACTATTCCTCTTAATTGTTACTTCGTCAAAGGTATTCTTTATGTAATATAAAATATAATCTTCAACAGCTTTCCAATTGTTGTTAGCTATAATATACTTTATTTGTGATTTTGTTGCGTTTGTGATCATAGTTTATTTTAATCCTCCTTTAATTCCACCTTTCAAACCTCCCTTAATGCTTGACATTAAGTTACCTATTCCTTTTGAAGCGTCTTTAATGATGTTAGATGGTTGATTGCTTTGTAATTGCCCTTCTTGTCCTTGTTGGTTAGCTTGTTGCTGTTCAGGATTAACAAATAACTGTTGTCCTGATCCTGTTTTCTTAGTATCTGCTACTTTTAAAGTATTAACAATGTTTTCTGGTATCCAGTCCTCTGGTTTCTCTTCGTTGGCTTCTAATACTTGAACTAGTGGTTTGTAGAAAGCTAAAGCAACTGGAACATTACCCTCTTGAACTAAAGCAACTATCTTCTCAACTACTGGCATTATAATATTAAACAACTCCATCTTACTTTGTTTTTCTAGTTCAGGGAAAGGAGAAAGCAAAGACTTTGGTTCAATTTTAACAATTCCGTCCCATTTTACTTGACTTGTATCAATATCAATACCTAATTTAAAGAATCTATTTTCTTTTGTCTCCATTAGCTCTCCATCTCTGTTCTCTAACTGTAATTCTAGGACTGGTAAGAAGTCTGCACTTAATTTACCATTCTTTGTACTCATAGTTTCTGATGCTTCAAGTCCATTTTCTTGTTCGTATTCTACCAATTCAACAGGAGAAGCAAATTCTTTTACTTCTGGGATAGAATAGATCTGATTCATCCATGAAAGAGTTAATTGTGCATCTCTTGACATAGCATTTGCTATGTTCTCTAAAGGAATGTTTAATCGTTTTAATGCTGAATCTTTAGCTTGTAATACCTCTCCTAAAGTCTTACCAGTTACTTGCCCTTGTAATGTTGGTGTAATACCTGTATTCTCGTCCATTCTATCTAATTGAAACTGAATAGCTGCTGCATTATCACTTCTAGCAATCTGTATTTGTTGAACATTTGTACCTGGCATTTTTTTGTGAATAACATTCGGTTTTATTTTAAATACATTGTCTCCATTAGCCATATTGCTATCAACAAACAGCATTGTATAGATTGACATAGTCAATTGATCAATATCCATATTCTCTAATCTGTCGTACATTACTTTGTTTTGTCTTAGTATTTCAAACAAACCTATTCCATAAGGAGTACGAATATCTCGCATATTCCAATATGTCCAAAATAAAGATAAGTTCTTGTCATCATTAGGTAATGGCGAGATAAACAATGGTAAGTTTTGTTTTGGAATCCAAATACAATATAAATCTTTAATACCTGTGCACTCATAGAAGCCAACTGTAACAACATCAGTTCTTTCATCAGTCTGTTGGTTTGGTCTTCCTTTGTCTGAATCAGCTTCATTGTATAAACGACCTGTTGCTTTTACGAACTCTGCATTTTTATATTGAAAGAATTGCCCACCCTCTCTAAAGTCATCAATAGTATAATCCTTTTCAAAATACCAATCTTTTGTACTCCATGGATCTGTTAGATTAGTCATATCATCAATCCAAGTTCTATAAGGATCTAGTGTTTCCCTATAAACATCATTGAATTGTGTAATATCAGTTTCTTTATATTTGTTCTTATCAGGGGAATCAACATCTAATTCGTCTAGTATTTGAACTTTAAACCTTTCTTGTCTTGGATAAGTACGTCCAACTGACCAGCCATACTTAGCTAGATTGAAAATGAACATACTCCATTGATCTTTTGCATTAGATATAGCCCAGTTTCTCTTCCACAAAGACTTTGCAAGTGAAGTTGTCTTTTTAAACTTAGGTGATGTAGCTTTAAAGAATGCTTCAGGGTTCTGGTTTATAATTACTGACAAAGCAGTTTGTATCTTTACAAACAATGTAGGTTCTGATAAGTCTGATCTCCAAGCCTCATCATCGGCACCTGAACCAAAGGGAACTATTCTTGAGCCTCTTAATCCTTTAATTTCATCTTGAACTAGCATTATGTTACCTGATTTACCAGCTTTTTCACTTAAATTAGTTGGTTGGTATTCATCATCAGCACTACGCATTATTTGTTCAAAGTCTATGTTACCAATAATACTTTGTTTAGTTTGCTTTAAAATACCCAATCTATCTACAAGGTACTTTTGTACTTTTGTTTCTTCGTCTGTTAGAGACTTAGAAGGGACAGAAATATTATCTTGATCTTTTAATTTATCTTTAACTGTATTTGTCATATCATAATGTTGCGAGTGTTAAATAATAATTTTAATTAAATATATGTTGAAAATCTTGATTGCTCTTATTCCCATGAATCTTTTCCAGTCTAGCCTTTACATATTCTAATGATGTTTGTGCTTGATCAACTGGCTTTTCAAATTCAACTGGTACATTCTTTCTTATGAAATAAGCAATTGCTGTTGCAATAATCTCATCATCATGTTTCTTGTGCATAGCTTCTGGTTTACCTACCTTGTTTCTGATGAAAGTCATACATTCATATAGGAAATCTCTGTTTGTCCAAATGTCCTCATAGTTGTTTATCATGTTCTTTAATTCTGTCAAAATGACATCTCTTGTTTGCATTGTTGTCTTAAAACCAATCCTAGGACTTACTTTATTTGCAATGCTATCAAATTCTTCTCTAAAATACAAGTTAGGATAACCTAGCTTAAACAATTCGGTATTAACCCACAGTCCATCTTTATTCGCTTCTATACCTAAATAAGCCTTGTTGTACCATAAACCTAACGAATTAGCTACTTTAGCCAACTCATCAGGGGGAATATGACTTTTATACTTTGCATCTACTTTTAATGTCTTATTATTTAATACTACTAATACTTGGTAGTCTCCACCCTGTAAACCCTCTGCTGTGTCCCCACCTATCGTATACGAGCTGTAAGGCTCTGGTTCTTTCCATACCATTAAATGACCATCTTCTTTCATTACAAGCTTGATTTCGTTATTAACTCTTTCAATCTCTCCAATATACTTTGGTCTTTCTGATAAAGCTATATATTTCTTAATTCTTTCTTGATCAAAGTAATTTGAACCTGAGAAAACAAAAGCTTCTTCCGGTGTTATAGGATATTCTTGATGTAACATATCCCAGTCTTTTTTTAAAGCAATCCATTTAGTATAATAATATGTTATTTCAATATCTGAAAACTTATATTGTTCTTGTAACTTTCTGAATACAATGGAGTTGTCCATCTCATGAGTAGGAAAAGGGTGTTCTATTTTGTTTAATTCTTTTTCGTCCCATGTCCAGTTATAGAAATGTGCTTTTATTTGTGATTCATGCTTTATAACCGGATTAGTCCAAGAATCCCAAAACATATCTGAAAAGTTTCCACCCATTCCCTCTGCTGTACTCTCAATATCAAACCTACTACCAGTATGTAATGTTGGTATAGTACCAGCCAATACATCTCTTTTAGGAAACAAAGCACATAGTTTAGCATATTCTGATATATGAACCCTGTTATAAGTACCTGAACGGCCAGAGTTAGCAACAGTAATTGACGAAAACAGATCTCCACCTAAATCAAACTTTAACTTCATAGCACTATCTTTCTCAATTCTCCACATTGGTTTTAATTCTTTGTCGAAGTGCTTCCAAGCATAATCAATCTTTTTATTGAATATATCAGTTGCATCGTCCTTTGTATGAGCAATGAACAAGCCTTCAAAGTTCTTATTGAACAAAACATCGTCTAGCATATCAATTGCTTCAAATGTAGTGAATCCTAATTGCCTAGACTTTAATATTATATTTCTACTAGCTTTGTGATCATTGAAATGCTTTTGTGCTTTGTTTGGTTTAAATACTACTTGTTGCTTATTAGTATCAACGATCTTATACAGATGAGACATTCGCCACTCTTTATCAGTTATTAGTTTTTTTATTTGATCTTCTTGCATATTTTTGTTGCCTCACAAGGATTTGAACCTCGACAAACAGTCTCAAAACCTGCCGTCCTACCAAAGTATATTAAACTATCTTTTTAAATCTCTTACAGAGGATTGTGTGGCTTTAAATCTATTCAAAATATCAATATCACACTGATAACTACTTATTTTAAACTTAAAGTGTTTTATTACTTCTTCAAAAGAAGATACTTCAATTTCTTTTAAAGCAATATCAAAGTCTTCATATAAAGGTTTAACATTGCATAACTTATAACCTTTACTTGTATCTACATCAATCGTAAAGGTTGCTTCTAATTGATCCCACTTTTTACCATTTGAACCTTGAAAATATGGATATACAGTTTTACCATCAAATTTAGTAATTAACTCACCTGTTAAAGTATCTTTAACTTCAACTTTTAAAGAATTACTAACATATTCACAATTGTTTTTTTCCAAAGGAATTAGAAATGCTCTGAATAGACTAAATATACGATATTCTGTTTTTTCATCAAAAACCCATCTAATATTATAGTATGGTACTTTCATAAATATTTCTTTTGTTTCATTCATATTATTTTCTACAAAATAAATATTCTTTTAAAGAATCTATTTTATCTAAATTATTACTAATTAAAGCTTCTAAGTCCTTTTTGTAAAAAGAAATGTTGTTATTGTCTTTAAAGTTATCTGTTTTAACACTAATGCTCATAATTGTTTTACAGATACCATCTTCCGGATATTCAAGTTGAAGAGCCATGCTACCCTTTCTATAAGACCTATTAAGACTTTTTAATGTCTCTTCATGGTTACTAACATAATCATCAACAAGTTCTTTTATATCTTTTGAATCTATAAATTTGCTTTTTAATTAAAACTAATGTATATTTCTATTTAACCGAAATTACAATTGAAATTTATAAAGGTGTCGCCAGCTAGCACCCCTATCGTCCACTAAGTGGAATAAAGGATAAATCAAAACTATGTTTATAATATAAAATTGTAATACTCAGATAATTAAATAATATTTCTTCAAACATACTGTTGTTTACTTTCACTACTCTTCTCTATACTTATCTATTAAACTAGCAATGTTAATTTGTACATTTGCTTGATTGTCATTTGATAACAAACCTTTTATTTTAAAAGCAAGTTCTAATTCAGCTTTTCTGTTTTGTGGTTTCTTTTCAATGTCATCACTTAAAGCAGTCAATAATTTATGATTTGGTAGATACTCCTCACTTAGCATTTTAAAACCTTTACTTTCTGTTAAAGTTTTTGGTGTTTTTGCTGTATTTTTTGAATATCCAACCTCTCTCATTGATTTACTAACATTTCCATAGTTTTCAATGGTTTTTTCAAAGGCTTTTCTTTGTCTTATTGTTGGTTTTATTTTATTACTTTTTGTTGTTTTCATATTAAATTTGTAAATTTTTCCCAATCTTCTAAATACTTTTTACCCATTTCTTTCATTATTCTTCTTGTGCGTTTTATGTACAAATGTTTATCTATTTCCATAGCTATAATAGCTACTACAAAAAATATCCCCATACCAATAAATATAAAACTAAATATATATGAAATCATAATTTATTATTTTAAATTAAATGCTTTCACCATTAATCTGTTATATTCTTTGCCTAATCTATCATATTTAACTTTTTTCTGTTTATTTTCTTTTTCTATTTCATGGGTTGACTTATCACTTGTAAAAGAAACACCGGGAATAAAAAACCTTTTTGTGTATAAAATATCTGTTGCTTTGTCATATAGTTTTTTTGTATTCATAATTATTTTTCTTAAATTAATTAATAACTAAAGGTGGAGTACCCAGATTATACTTTTCATATAATCGCTTTGTCACAGTAACTAAAGGTGATCAACCTCCAATGCTTACTCCTCCTTGTACAATAATATATCAAATCTATTTTCTTTTTTAAATTCTTTAAACTTCTTTTTATCTTGATAATCTTTAACAAAGTTTTGTTTAAAACCCCATTTATCATCATAAATAAACTTACCTCTTCTCCTGTGCTTTCTAACTTTATTTTTATGTTTTGTCATACTTAACAATAGGGATATACCCCAATGCAACCTGCACCATGATGAGTCGTTAGCACACCACTTTAAACAAACTTAACAAGGCAAGGGATGGTTTGGAAAAGGTATTACTAGTATAAATCCAAACACGAGAGTAAATACTTTATAATTAACAGCTACTCGCTTCCTGCTTGCATCTCTCTTCCACTTGGATCGTTGATGCTGTGCTTAAGCCTTTACTAAAGCGAACACAATGCCCTTACCTTGTTAAACTTACTTAAATAAATAAAGCTAATACTAAAAAAAATGTAAGTATTATAATACTAATTAAATAAAAATAACTAGCTTCATCTTTTACTTTTCATAGTCATAAGTCTTTTCAAATATATCCTTTTTACAAGGATAAACTTCATTATCAACTCCCTTAATAATAACATCTTTTTTTGTTGCTTGGTGCAAACCCTCTAAGGTAGTTATCCATAAAGTAATCTCCCCATCTGTCGTTTCCATACAAGAAGATTCTATTGGTCTTTCTTCAGTTGACCATTCCATAATCTTATCCAAGTATTTCTTTTCACAAGGATAATATTCAATTTTTACTGGTTTTTTTCTTGCAAACATATTATTTAAACTTATAAGTTATTGTATTAATATTCACTTTTCAAAAAACTAAAATTCACAAACCCGTTGCAGATTTGTGAATTTCAACTTGCAACGGTTAACTACTATTTTTATTACTTTTATAATAACATTTTGTAATAAAAATGCAAGAAAATAATGTTAATAACAAGACCAAGGAATAATTGGTTTATTATCTTTATTTTTAGATTTATAAAAGTCCAGAATATTTAAATCAAACTTTTTAAATAACTTACTCTTTTTGTTTGGAATATACTCACCGGTTTTGATTTTTTCTAATAAAGAAACATCATTTAATCTGTTAAATTCTCCTATTGCTTTTGATTCTCTTTTTTCTTCCGAGTTTGAACGGAAATGTTTGTTTAAATATGACATAATTGTTTAGTTAATTAATTTATAAAGCTTTCCTAAGATTGTTAAAATTGTAGCCTTTGATAATAGGTAAGTGTTTTATGTAATAACTCAACCCATAGGTCAAAGACTTTTAAACAAATTGTATTTAGTTTTCTGAATGCAATAGATTATATATGCGACATATCACTTTTACTTATCCTGTACTCCCTGTGGGGACGATAGGGGTGCTTGAGTTGCCTCGACACCTTGCATAACTTCACTATTGGGTGCGGTATACTTTCCTTGAGTTGTTGACCATTATGGTGGACGCCATTGTTGTACTGTTATTGTTAGAGCAGTGCAATACATACGCCTCACTGCTATAAAAGACAAAAACCCATTTTCAACAAACGGGGGGTTTTTGTCATTTATAAATATTCATTTTCATAAATACTTAATAAATAAATATATATTTCTGTTTGTTGATATATAAATAATATACCAATCAAAACAAAAGTCAAGACTTATCCACACCCCTAGTTTTTAACTACTTGACTTTATTGTTAAATATAATAAGATAGTAATATAAATTAACTGCTCTTTACATTGATAAGTCCTTTTAAAAGACCGGCCAAAGTGAGAACTAATGAAAGCTTTATAAGTTAAATAATTATTATGAATAAACAAAAAAGACAAGAATATTATTTAGATAAAGAATTAACAAAAGAAGAAATTGAAAATAGTGAAACATATTTAAAAGAAAAAAATAAAAAACAATATCTTTTAGAAAAGCAAGCAAAAGAAAAAAACAAAGAATTAAAAAACAAAATCATAAAAGAATTAAAAGAAATACAAAAAACAAGCGGTGGAAAGTTTATAAAAACAATGATTACAATAGATGGAAGAGGGTTTTTTACAACTTACAAAAATATGGGGAATGAAGTCAGATTCTTTACAAATAAAAATGATTTTGAAAAAACTAAAAAGTATTTTATACAAGCGTTAAAAGAATTAATAGACTAAAACTATGAAAGAATATTTATTAATGGCATTACAAATAACAATTTTAACAGTAGTGCCGTATATTATAAGTGTAATTATATTAAGCATATGAAAATAATTAGAAAGATAATTCAATTTTTTAAAACTAAAAGAGCAAATAACAGATACAACAAAGAAGCAAATAACATTCGTGAGATGTTAGAAGACGGAGATTTTACATTAACAGATTATGGGGAATGAAGTCAGATTCTTTACAAATAAAACTATGTTTGAAAAAATTAAAAAAAGATATGCGTTAAATAATTCATATTTTAAAAATAAAAGACCACAAGATCCACAAGATCCATTTGAAGTATTTGGTTATGTAAAACAACATAATGAGTTACCATATAATTTAGATTTAACTGATAACTGGCTTTATGAATGTTTTACAGAATATCAAAAAAGAAATACTGAATATAAGTTTAACGAACAATTCTTTACTCCACCAAAAACATCAAAAAGAATGAGAGATCTTTTAGAGGAATATATGTCAGATGATTATTTAAATGATGTTTATTTATTTGATATGTGTTGTGGATATGGACAGCTGTCAGTAAATTATCCTAATAACAAATTAATATCACACGGAATTGATGTTGACGAAAAGCTTTGCAAGTTATACGAAAAATTTACAGGAAGCCAATCAACTTGTATAGATTTTAAAGACTACAACAAAAAAGAAAGAAATATTATTGCAAATCCGCCATATTCAGTAAATAAACTAACTGCATTTTTAGAAAAATTATATGAAATTCTTGAAGACGATGGTATTGCTGTGATTTTAATTCCAAAAGGATTTTTTGAAAAAGAAAAACCAAAAGCTACAAAAGAAATAATTAATAAATTCAAAGTTTTATATAGAGAGGATATGGAAGAAAGTTTTGCAAGGACAAATACAAATGCAGAAATATGTGTAATAAAAAAAGATTTATAATTTTAATTTTAAATAAAAACTATGAAAGAAATAAAAACAAAAGTAGATCCAACCGGATTTAATTCAAATGAAAACGAACAACTAACATATTCATTTGTAGTAACAGGTAAAGACGGAGAAATGGTTTTATCTTATGAAAAAGAAACATTAAAAGAATTAGAACTTTTTATTAGCGACTTTGGAAATAAGTTTTTAGAAAGAGCTGTTGATAAAGATGACGAAAGAGCAGAAGAAGTTATAAAGAATCGTGTAATAATAGATTTGTTTTCTACCGGAAGAAAAGACGAATCTGGTAATCCTATCATACTTGGATCTAAAACAGCTTGGGAAGAATACGAAAACTGGATTTATGCACCAGAAGAAGACTGTGCAAATGATATTAACCAACATGAACAAGATTTATAATTAACAATTAAACCTATGGAAATAACACAATATTTAATAATAGTTTCATTATTGGTCGTTATAATGATGATGAGTTTAACAGTAATTTTATTACAAATATAATATGAAAAAAAAAATAAACAAAACTTATAGTTTAGACACAATAACAGTTGAAAACATTAAAAAGATTTCAGAGAAAAGAGATATAACACAGTCACAACTAATTAATGATAGTATCGGTTTTCACGAATACTTAAAAATAGCACTTAATACAGTAAGCAAAGCTTTAAATTCTGTAGAAACAGAAGAAAAGAATTTAACTTTATTAGACTTGCAGACATCTTTGTGTTGGTTTCTAGGAGAAAAGCCAATTGAAAGAAATTTTTAATTATTATAAATAAAACTTTAATTATTATAAATATGAAAATATATAAAAACCAAGAAGAAGTTGAAAAAGATGTTGTAAATGGTACTTTAAAAATGTGTGATGATATCAAATTT